GGAGCGATCATTCGCCAAGATCAAAACGAAACTAACCGCGTTACCGAATAAGCTCGGCCCGATCATGGCGCTTCAGGAAGATCCGAAGATATGTACAAATCAATTACGAAATGCCATTAACAAAACCCTTAACGAATTGGCAACCGCCGCCCGAGGGCGAAACAGACGCAGAGCGAAATCAACGGCTGCTGGATGAAATAGTCGAACGATCATTTCAGGTGTTTGCAACACCGCCTGAAATGACGATTAGCGAGTGGGCCGATACCGAAAGACAACTTTCAAGAGAATCATCTAGCGCATTTGGTCAATGGGAAACATCGATAAACGAACCGCTCCGCGGGATCATGGACGCGATCAGCGATCCCGAAGTCGAGGAAGTCGTAGTGATGAGCGCGAGCCAAGTCGGCAAAACCGAAGCGATATTGAACGCGATTGGATATCACATTCAAAACGATCCTTGTCCGATACTCTCGGTGATGCCGAACGAAGCAATGGCAATGAGCATGAGCCGCGACCGGATCGCGCCGATGATACGGGACACGCCAGCGCTAAAGGGATTAGTGAGCGATCCGAAATCGAGGTCGACGGGGAACACGATATTACACAAGACGTTTCCAGGTGGACATATAACTCTTGCTTCCGCGCAAAGTCCAGCGAACCTCGCGGCGCGTTCATGCCGATTGGTGCTACTCGATGAGGTGGATCGATTCCCCGCGTCAAGCGGAAGCGAGGGCGATCCGGTATCGCTTGCAAAGCGTCGAGCTGTTTCGTTTTGGAATCGGAAAATAGTTTTAACGTCTACGCCAACGATTAAAGGTGAATCAAGAATCGAAGCCGCTTACGAAACGAGTGATCAACGGCGTTATTTCGTTCCTTGCGGAGAGTGCGGCGAATTTCAGACTCTTGATTGGTCAAATGTCATTTGGGATTCCGGGGATACACAAAGCGCCAGATACCAATGTGGATCATGCGATTCAAAATGGACCGATATTGAGCGAAGGCGAGCAATCACCAAAGGAGAATGGCGAGCTTCTGAAAATTGTTCAGGAGTGGCGGGCTTTCACTTGTCCGGACTATATTCGCCATTCGTTACGCTCGGACAAGCAGCAAATGAATTCGTAAATGCAAAAAAGCATCCGGAAATACTTAGAACATGGGTCAATACTTATTTGAGCGAATCCTGGGAGGAAGACTCTGAGCAACTTGACACAAACGAACTCATTGAACGCCGCGAGGCTTATGCTGATACGATACCGGACGGCGTTCTCGTACTCACCAGCGGCGTCGATGTTCAGGCGGATCGTCTTGAGTGCTTGGTTGTGGGACATTCCCATGCAGACGAATTGTATTTTATCGATCAAAAGATTTTCTATGGTTCTCCGGCTAATGATCAAGTATGGGAAGAACTTAGCGATTATCTGCGGTCTTCTTGGACGCATCCAAGCGGCAAAGATATGCGGATCATACAAACGCTTATTGATAGCGGTTATGAAACGCAAGCGGTCTATCGATTTTGCAAACGCATGGTCGGTTCAAGAGTCAACGCATCTAAAGGCGTTGGAGGTACGGGCAGACCTGCGGTCGGACGTCCTTCAAAAGCAAATTCAGCAAATTGCAACGTATTTCCAGTCGGCACAAACACGCTCAAAGAAGTTCTCTTTGCAAGATTACGAGTTAAAGAACCAGGACCCGCGTTTTGGCACATTCCCGAACATTTCGACGAGGAATTCTGCTACCAACTCACGGCTGAAAAAGCCGTTAAAAGATATTCTAAAGGAATTCCGCGAATTGAATATATTAAGCTCCGACCCCGTAACGAAGCGCTTGATTTAGCGGTTTTAAACCTTGCGGCTTTCGCAATGCTTAACGTGAACACGAACGCAGTCCAAAAACGATTACAATATCAGCGAAAACAAGACCCGAAACAGAAAACCAGGAATAAAAGATCCTGGGTTTCTGGGGTATCACATAAAAGGCGATTTTGAGCAATTTATTTGATAGCACGAATTATCCGACCATCGAGCCGACATTGGCGCTTTACGATTCGCCAATCGTCGCAGGCGATACCGTAAACTGGAAAAAAACGGGATACGTCGATGACTATCCGTCAAGCGGTTATGCAATGGCGTATAAAGCGACCCTTAACGGGGCCGCATCAACCAATTTTACAGTAAGCGGATCGGACTCAAGCGGCGAATGGGTTTTTTCAATCGCACATGGAACGACGGCGAGTTTCACCATCGGGATTTACCAATGGAATCTCTACGTTACGAAAAGCGCATCGTCTGAACGGTTACGCCTGGAATCGGGAGAATGGGAAGTTGTTCAAAACATTTCAACTGATACATCGAATGACCCGCAAAGTCATGCGCGGAAGGTGTTAACCGCGATTGAAGCGGTAATTGAGGGACGCGCTTCCGTCGATCAATCGAGTTATTCGATTGCAGGGCGAAGCCTATCGCGCATGAGCATTGACGAGCTTCTACTTTTCCGCGACCGATACAAAGCCGAATGGCTAAAAGAAAAGCGTCTAGAACGCGCCAAGAAAGGCAAAGGACATAACGGGATAATCTTAACGCGCTTCACGAACTAATGGGACTCTTAAACATATTCAAAAAAAAGAAGTCGCGTAAGAAATTAACGCGGGACCAAATGCTCCATCTCTCGCGTCAATTCGATTCCGCGAAGTTCGATAATATCTTTGCAGGATGGACCGGAACCAGCGCGACCGCAGACGAGGAATTGCGCGGATCGCTTTCGACGATGCGAGCGCGGACAAGATCGCTTTGTCAGAATTCGGAATATGCAAAAAAATTCATCAATCTGACAAAATCAAACGTGATCGGGTCGCGTGGTTTCAAATTCCAGGCGAAAACAAGAAACGAGCAAGGCGCATTGGACAAGCTCGACAATAACTATCTTGAACGCTTGTTTTTCGAGTGGTCAAAGAATCCTGATTACGTTTCCATCGATGGACGTTTGGATTGGTTAGGGGTTCAAAACGTGGTCATGGAAACGCTGGCGCGTGACGGCGAGGTTTTTATTCGAATGATGAAAGGCGGGGCGGATAATCCTTTCGGCTTTTCGCTTTGGGTCCTTGAAGGAGATTCGATTCCAATCGATAACAATCTAAAGCTCAGAGATGATCAATATATCATTATGGGAATTGAGCAGAATAAATTCGGGAAACCGCTCGCCTACTATCAAGCGATCAAAACGCCGAATCAGCTTTACGACTATTCTTATGACGTAAAAACGGAACGCGTTCCTGCTTCCGATATGATTCATTTATACATTCAGGAACGGCCCTCGCAAAGTCGCGGAATCCCGTGGCTTAATACTGCGATTCGTCCGCTCCAAATGCTAAACGATTACACCGAAAGCGAGCTTGTCGCATCGCGAATCGGATCGTCATCGATGGGCTTTTTTAAATCGCCTGACGGCGCAGGATACGTTGGAGACGGCGAGGACGAAGCAGGAAATCTATTGACAGATTTCCAGCCTGGAACGTTTCAGCAATTACCTAGTGGGATGGAATTCGAAGCGTTCGACCCGAAACATCCGACGACCGCATTTTCCGATTTTATCAAGGCGATTTTACGCGGAGCCGCAAACGGATGCGGAGTCTCTTACAACGCACTCGCAAACGATCTTGAAAACGTCAATTACTCATCAATTCGCGCAGGTGTTCAAGAGGATCAAGCGCATTGGAAAACGCTTCAGCAATTTATGATATCGCGCTTTTGTTATCCCGTTTATCGAAACTGGTTGAAGATGGGGATAACAACGGGTCAAATCGATTTGCCAATAAGCAAACTTTTCAAGTTTGAGGAAGTCGTTTTTCATGGTCGCGGATGGTCATATGTCGATCCGCTCAAGGAATTAAAAGCAAAAGAATTAGCGCTTCAAATGGGCGTAACGTCAATTGGAAAGATAACCAGCGAAGCGGGTGAAGAATGGACCGATATCTTCGCCGAACTTGCCGCTGAAAAAGACGTTGCCGAGGGACTCGGTTTAAATTTAACAGGTCCGGTAAATCCCGCACCAACGGAAACCATAGAGGTCGAAAATGGAACAAACGAAGAAGATTGAAACGGGTATTTTAACCCGCATCTTAGAAGTCAAAGAATCAAACGCGGACAAGGATTCGCGAACACTAGATATTTCCTTTTCGTCCGAGGCTCCGGTGGAACGGAGTTTCGGCGCGGAAATCTTAGACCACAAACCTGAATCGGTTCGACTTGGAAGGTTGAATAATTCGGCTCCGGTCTTATTTAATCACGACATCGACCAACCGGTCGGAGTCGTGGAAAGTGCCAGGATAGAAGAAAAAATCGGTAGAGCTTCAATTCGATTTGGAAACTCGGAACGAGCAAACGAGGTTTTTCAGGATGTCATGGATGGAATCTTACAAAACGTCTCGGTCGGATACGCGGTTCATCGGATGGAACAAACCAAAGACAATCCTCCCGAATATCGAGTAACCGATTTTGAACCTCACGAAATCTCAATCGTAACCGTTCCAGCCGATATTTCGGTCGGAATATCACGCGATAGAAATACACGGGTTCAAACCGAGGTCATCGAATTACCCGAATTGAAAGAACACAAAATGGAAGTTGAAGTTCAAGAACAAGCGGTGAACACCGCGGCGCTCGAAGCAAAAGTGCGAGCCGACGAATTGAAGCGAGTACGCGAGATTGAAGCATACGGACGCGAGCATAAAGAGTCCGAGCTTGCAGAAGAATATATCAAAAGCGGTAAATCCGAAGGTGAATTTGCTCAAGCGGTTTTGGAGCGAATCAAGAATCGCCCAAAAGAGCATTTCGATATCGGATTGACCAAGAAGGAAACAGGCGAGTTCTCAATGCTTCGTCTAATCAACGCTTTGGCGCGTCCTCATGATCGAACCGCGCAGGATGAAGCATCATTCGAGCTTCAAGCCTGTCAAGCCCAGGAAGGAAAGCAAAAGCGATCCGCTCGCGGCGTTTATATTCCAAACGAGGTTTTAAACGAGCGTAGCCTTTCCCGCGCCAGCTATCAAAATCGTGAACTTCAAGCGGGTTCCGGTGATGGCGCAAACCTTGTTCCGACCATTTTAGACGGGTCCAGTTTTATCGAGTTTCTTGATAATAATATGGTCAGCGTTGCGATGGGTGCGCGAGTTTTACGAGGTCTTGATGGAATCATCAAGATCCCTCGCAGGGACGCGGCAATTACTGGCGGATGGTTAGCCGAAAGCGCGGATGCTGGAGACGTTACACCCTCGTACGACCAGGTCACGATTCAGTTAAAAACATATGGATTGCGCGTAGATTTGTCACGCCAGTTGCGCTTGCAATCAAGCCTAGATGTTGAGCGATTGGTACGCGAGGAGATATCTCTTTCAACCGCTATTGCTCTTGATCAGGCCGCATTGAGCGGAACAGGTTCAAGCAATCAGCCAACCGGAATTGCCGCAACAAGCGGAATCGGTTCTGAAACAATCACCGCGAATCAAATCACTTACGCGCAAGCAATTGCGATGCAAGGCGATGTCATGGCGGCGAACGCGTATTTCGGCAGTCTTGGATATGTTATCCATCCAACGCTTGCCGCTGATGCAAAAGCTCGCACCATCGATTCCGGTTCTGGTCGTTTCGTGATGGAAAATAACGCCATTGACGGTTTCAGAGCGCTTGTAAGCGCTCAGGCGACTTATTCTTCGCAGAATAAAGTGTTCTTCGGAAATTTTAACGATTTACTGATCGGCTATTTCTCGCCAGGTATAGACGTATCGGTACATAAAGAATTTGACGATGGACGCGTCAGATTGATCGTTTTCGTAGATGCCGATATCGCCGTCAGGCACGCGGGATCATTCTCGATGACAGTCAACGCTTAATGCTAACCACAAAGAACGCTGGGGGCCTTGTAGGGGCCGCCAGCGAGACAGGCGGAAAAGTGAAAATAACTATGTTACGCGGAGCATTTATCGCGGGAGAGAATCACCCAGCGGGTGAAACGCTTGAAGTCGATGACCGCATCGCACGCCAACTCATCGGATCGAATAAGGCCGTAGCGGCTGAAGACGCACCGAAAAAGGCGACTAAGAAAAAATAACGATGGCAGTCGAAAGTGCGTCCGATTTATCCGATTTTTTCCTAACCGATGATTTCGGGATCGCGGCAACGTATACGCCGGCAGGCGGAAGCGCTTCAACGATCAACGTTTTATTTGATAACCCGTTCTCATCCGTTCCCCTGGACACGGGGGAACGGGATGTAGAATCGAACACGCCGACCGCGCTTGCAGTGTCCTCGGATGTTTCAAGCGTGGCGCATGGCGATGTCATCGTAATTGACTCGATTACTTACCACATCGTCGGCGTGCAAAAGGATTCTGGTAGTGGATATCAAGGGACGACCCTATTAATGCTTGAGAAGCAATAATGGCAAATCACTTGAGGCGACAAATCCGCGAGCGCATTGCGACCCGCGTTACCTCGCTTTCCACAACCGGATCAAATGTTTTTCAATCGCGGGCTTACCCGATTGAAGAATCAAAGCTTCCTTGTTTGCTTGTTTACGATTCCGAAGAAACGATCACGCTTCAAGCGATGGGCGGAACTCGCGGGGTCGCGTCAGAATTGACGGTAAACATCGAAGGATATTGCCAGGGCGGAGACGGTCAAACCGTCATGAATACGCTCGCGGCAATTCAGAAGGAGGTTCAAATCGCAATGCAGGGCGATATTAATATTAATAACCTTGCGCGTGATTCGTACCTTACCAGCGCTGACGCGTCTATAAATGCGGAAGCGACGAAACCAACGGGATCGGTTCGGTTATCGTATCTCGTCGAATATCAATATTTGGAAAACGCGCCTGACGTAGCCGCGTAGAAAGAAACAAAATGGCCGCAGCCAGTGGAAACGGTGGCGTTCTCCAAACGTCGCCTGATGACTCAACATACTCAGCGATTGCTTCGCTCCAATCATGGACGCTCGAACAAGCGGCAGATACGATTGAAACAAGCGCGATGGGGACCTCGTTAGCAAAATCGTTTATTCCTGGTCAGACATCGTGGTCAGGAAGTGGAGAAGCGCTTTGGAACGACGATGACACCTCAATGGAATCAATCCAAACCGCACTCGCGGCAGGAGACACGACTTTTTATGTAAAGCTTTATCCGGTCGGAACTTCAAGCGGCGATTATTATTCTGGGGCGATTGTTCTGACGGGTTTCTCGATAAACGCTTCATTGAATAGTCCGATTGGGTTTTCGTTTACTTTCCAGGGAACCGGAACGCTTACATTAAATAACGCGTAAGGATGGACGTACTTAAATCCGCCAAGTCTCACTTCAAAGAGAGACTTGGTGAAGAACTCAAATGTTTAACGGTTCCCGAATGGAATAATGCGAAAATTTATTATCGCCCTGCGATCAAGTTATCTCAAAGAGCGATAGTCATGAAGCATATCCAGCGCGATGAATGGGACAAGTGCATCGCCTGGGGAATGATATTTCGTTGTCGGGACGAAAACGGGAAACCCTTATTTAATCGCGGTCATTTAGATCAAATCATCGATGAGTTCGATCCGGATGTATGTCAGCGGATCATTGAGGAAATGAACGCGAACGATCCAACGCAGGACGAAATCAAGGGAAACTAGAACGCGATCCTGATCTTTACGCGTATTTTCAACTCGCGGAAATTTTGCATAAAACCGTTGAGGAAATTATGCAAATCAGCGAGGACGAATTAAAGGGCTGGATCGCATACTTTGAACTAAAGGAAAAACGTGCCAAGCACAACCGTTGAAATTTTAGGACGCGATAAAACGAAGAAAGCGTTTTCGTCGGTATCAAAATCGATGGATCGCTTAAAATCGTCAATGGGAGGTCTTAAAGGTGCGGTTGCGGGTTTGATTGGTGGCGCGGGATTGGGTGCGTTAGCGTTAGATTTACGCAACACCGCGGACCAAATCGGAAAAGTTTCAGCGCGTTTAGGAGTCGGTTCTGCGGATCTGCAAAAATTTCAATTTGCCGCAATGAAAAGCGGTGTTGATCTTAGGACTTTCAACATGGCCCTACAGCGTTTCACGCGACGAACCTCGGAAGCATTCCACGGAACAGGTGAAGCGAAAGACGCAATCGCGGAAATGGGTCTAGAATTGAGTGATTCTGAAGGAAATATAAGAAGTGTTTCCGACCTACTTTTAGATGTTTCAGCTATTTTATCAATTACTAAAGAACAATCAGATAGGGTCCGTTTAGCGTTTAAATTGTTTGATAGTGAGGGTGCAAAATTAGTTCATATGCTTCAGCTTGGACCTGAAGCAATAAAGGGAATGGGGCGCGAGCTTGAAGCATTAGGTGGAGTAATAAACGAGGATACGATAGTCGCGTCTGAACAGCTAGGCGACCGTTGGGACATGATCATGAAAAAGGTGAAAAACACCTTTGCTCCCGCAATTATTGTTGCAAACGATTTGCTCGGAGTCTTTACCCAAGAAGCCGAAATGGCGGGTATGACTTCTGAACAATTGGAAAAGCATATAACGGGCGTCAGAGACTCATTAATTGAAAAAAAGAAAGCACTTGATGAAAACGATGTTGGCTTAAAAAATCTTTTTTTAGCCGCACGAATGAGCGCGGGACAAATTGAAAATGAAAAAAAGAAAATAGATGAATCCATTGCATCAATGAATGAACAATTGGATGCGATGAAAAAAGTTAAACAATGGCGCGATAAACAAGTCGAAGCGACATTGGCGCAAATTAAAGCAACGCAAGAAGAAAACGAATTAAGACAACAAACAAATAACGATATACTTTTGCAAAATGATTTATTAGCAGTCCAACTTCAGATGTATTCGGAAGGGATGCTAATGATGAAA